GAGCTGCAAAAGGGCTACAGCCGCACAGAGGACTACACGCGCAAGACACAGGCACTTGCCCAAGAGCGCAAAGCAGCTCAGGCAGAACTGGAGTCGGTGCGTACCGAGCGAGCACAGTATTCTCAATTGTTGACGGCCCTGCAAGCCCAACTGCAAGAAGCGCAGCAGCCCAACGTCGATCTGGATCGTCTTTATAACGAAGACCCCATCGAGTGGGTGAGACAGCGCGAGATGCAGCGAGTGAACGCTGAAAAGATGATGGCTATCCAGTCAGAGCAGCAGCGTTTGCAACAGGAGCATCAGAGGGAATCGCACAAGGCGATGCAAGAACGACTCCATCAGGAGAAGGACTTGTTGTTGTCTGCGGCCCCTGAGCTAAAAGACCCCAAGGTGGCGGCGAAAGCCAAGGCCGAATGGGTCAACGCAGGCAAGGCCATCGGATTGACTGAGCAGGAGATGAACAGCATCACTGATCACCGCATGTTGTTGGCGCTGCGCAAGCTGGCGACCTACGACTCGTTGATGAGTAAGCGCCAGAGCATCAAGCCGCAGCAGTCGGTCGGCAAGGTCGCCAAGCCCGGTGTGGCAGCGTCCAGTAAGCCGCAATCGAGCCAGATCAAGCAAGCTCAACAGCGTCTCAAGGCAACGGGGAGCGTCCGCGATGCGGCGAACCTCTTTGAAAAATTCTTGTAACTTGTTAAGGAGCCATCATGGCAGCAATCACCAACACCTATACCCGCTTCGACGCCAAAGGCGTTCGGGAAGAACTTTCGAATGTCATCTACCAGATTTCACCGGAAGAAACGCCCTTCATGTCGAACGTCGGCAAAGAGAACGTCAAGAACACTTTCTACGAGTGGCAGACTGACGACTTGGCCTCCGCTGTTTCGACCAACGCGCAGATCGAAGGCGACGACATCACCTCGTTCACTGCAGCCACAGCCACCGTGCGTTTGGGCAACTACACCCAGATCAGCCGCAAGGACGTGGTCATCTCCGGCACCTTGGAGTCCGTGGACAAGGCTGGTCGCCGCAGCGAACTGTCTTACCAGATGGCCAAGCGCGGTGCCGAACTGAAGCGTGACATGGAAACCGCCATGTTGGCCAACCAAGCCGCCGCTGCTGGTAGCACTTCCGCTGCCCGTAAGACTGGTGCCCTGCAGGCCTTCTTGAAGACCAACACCAACGAAGGCACTGGCGGTGGCGATCCTTCGTACACCTCCATCCCTGACGCAGCTCGTACCGACTCCACCGCTGGTGACTTGCGCTCTTTCAGCGAGACCTTGCTGAAGGATGTGATCCAGAAGGTGTGGACGCAAGGTGGCAAGCCATCCGTCGTGATGGCTGGTCCTGTCAACAAGCAGAACCTGTCCAAGATGGCTGGTATCGCCCAACAGCGTTACAACGCTCAAGGTGCCAAGCCTTCCACCATCATCGGTGCTGCTGACGTGTACGTGTCGGACTTCGGCAACGTGACCATCGTCCCCAACCGCTTCCAGCGTGAGCGTGACGTGTTCGTTTTGGACACCGAGTACGCATCGGTTGCCTACCTGCGCCCCTTCCAGACCGTGGAATTGGCCAAGACCGGCGACGCCGAGAAGCGCATGCTCTTGGTTGAGTGGGGCTTGAAGGTCATGAACGAGAAGGCCCACGGCGCTGTGTACGACTTGAACAGCGTTATCCAGTAATGGAATGAAGGGGGGCTAATCACCCCCCTTTTTTATATGCACTCAAAATTATTCGATTCCGACCCATTGACGGGTGCCAAGAAGATATGGCACTACAACGGCGACACCGATGAGGCAATCATCGAAACAGTCGTTGACGTGAGTGGAGTCATTGAGCAAAACAAGGCCGCATTCAACCAAGTGGATGAGAATGCAAGTTGGAAGGGTGACATGCACCATGTCGCACAAATTCCAATGGCTGTGCTCTACGACCTCAAAGCAAAAGGTATCGCTGATGACCCGGCACGCATGAAGGCTTGGCTCAACGACCCAGAAAACAGATTTTTTAGAACTCGACCCGGACGCGTTTAATGTCAAACATCATTGGAATCCTTGTACCCACCCGCGACTTTGTCAATTCAGGCTTTGCCTTTGACCTCGCAAGGCTGGTGGGCTACACCATCGGCACCACAGAGAACCGCGTGGTGATCTACACCAGCTCGGGCACCCTGCTCTCGTCACAGCGCCAAGACTTGGCGCGAGATGCGATTGAGGCTGGCTGCACCCACACCCTGTGGCTCGACAGTGATATGAGGTTTCCCAAGGACGCGCTGATCCGATTGCTGGACCGTGACGAGCCAATCGTCTGCGCGAACTACGCCAAGCGTCGGTTCCCGACTGAGCCGATTGCCGTGCGCAAGAACTCTGAGGATGAGGACGCCAAGAAGGTGCTGCGCGTTTATACTGAGCAGGACTCGACCGGCTTGGTCGAGGTGGACTACTGCGGCATGGGTGTGATGCTCGTGAAGGCAGAGGTCTACAAGAAGATGGAGTTCCCTTGGTTTGCCATCCCGTGGGTGCCAGCCGCAGAGGACTACATCGGCGAGGACGTTTGGTTTTGCCGCCGCGCTTCCGAGAACGGCTTCAAGACGCTGATTGACCAAGACCTGTCCAAAGAGGTCCACCACATCGGCACGTTTGAGTACAAGCACGAGCACACACTGATTGGCAGGGAATGAAATGAACTACACGCAGCTCAAGAGCAACATCGCTGATTTTCTGAACCGCTCAGACTTGACTGCGGTGATCCCGACATTCATTGAGCTGGCAGAGTCCCAGATGGAGCGGCCACTGCGCGTGCGTCAGATGATTGCAAGGGCCACGGCATCGGTTGATACCCAGTACAGCGCGGTGCCTGCTGACTTCTTGGAGGCCAAGACCTTCAAGATCACCAGCTCTAACCCCATCCAGCCCATTGAGTTCTTGACGCCTGAGCAGATGGACGACCGGGACCAGTTGTACTCCAACGCACCGGGCATGCCCAAATACTTCACCATCATTGGTGGCCAGATTCGCGTATCACCCACGCCTGATGCGACCTACACGGCAGAGCTGATGTACATCGCCAAGCTGCCCAAGCTGTCGGACAGCGTGACCACCAACTGGCTGCTGGCGTCGTCCCCTGACGCGTATTTGTACGGATCGCTGATGCAGGCCGCACCGTACTTGAAGGACGACGAGCGTGTCGCGGTGTGGGGAACTCTTTACAATACGGCCATTGAATCAATCAAATTCGCAGACCAAAACGCAAGCGCAAGCGGTCTGGTCCGGGCGCGAGTCAAACCATTTGGAGCACGCTGATGTCTTCTTTTACCGATTACACCGAAAACTTGGTTTTGAACTATGTGTTCACGACCAACTCCGTCACCCGTCCAACCGCTTGGTACGTGGGCCTGTTTACCGCAGCACCTTCTGACGCTGGTGGTGGCACCGAGGTTTCTGGCAGCGGCTACGCTCGCGTGGTCACCGGCACCATGACCGTCTCGGGCACATCGCCCACCAACTGCACCAACAGCGCGGCCATTGAGTTTGCTGCGGCAAGTGGTGGCAACTGGGGCACGATCACCCACATCGCCATCTTTGACGCGCTGACCTCCGGCAACATGCTGGGCTGGGCGCAGTTGACGACCTCCCGCACCATCAACGACGGCGACGTCTTGCGCATCCCTGCTGGTGACTTGGACATCACGTTGACTTAAATAGGAGGCTCTCATGCCCTTGGTTTTGAAAGATAGGGTCAAGGAGTCTTCTACAACGACTGGCACTGGTACGCTGACCCTTGGTGGTGCGGCTTCTGGTTTCCAGTCGTTTGCCGTTATTGGCAACGGGAACACGACTTACTACGCGATTGTTGACTCTGCCTCTGGAGCCTTTGAGGTGGGCATTGGCACATACACCTCGTCGGGCACAACCCTATCGCGTGACACGGTGCTTGAGTCGTCGAACGCTGGCGCACTGGTGGACTTCGCCGCTGGCTCCAAGGACGTGTTCGTGACCTACCCGGCAGAGCGGTCTGTGGTTGGCGGCATGGGCTACGTCGAGAACGCCGCTACGGTGACTCAAAGCTCGACGATCAACGCAGGCAGCAACGCCATCTCAGCCGGTCCTGTGACGATTGCAAGCGGTGTCAGTATTACCGTGCCATCTGGCAGTCGGTACGTTGTGGTTTAAGGGGTAAGACATGGCAATCGTTTTAGATGGAACCAGCGGGATCACAATGCCAGCAGGGGGCTTGGCAAACACGGCGGGGGCTGCTGTGGGAACAACCGATTCGCAAACCCTGACCAACAAGACCATCCAAGGTGGGGCGCTGACCCGTGCTACGGCTGTTGCTTCTACCTCTGGCACTTCGATTGACTTCACTGGTATCCCATCGTGGGTCAAGCGGATCACGGTGATGCTGAGTGCGGTGAGCACGAACGGCTCAAGTTTGCCTTTGTTGCAGATTGGTGACGCTGGCGGGGTAGAAAACACTGGTTACGTTTGCTTAATTAACGGCCCCGGTTCTGGTGTTAGCTCTGGGAATAGCACCGCTGGAGTTTTGCTTAATGTGGCGGGGAATGCCGCATATGTCTTGACAGGTCAATTCACCATCTCGCAAATTTCTGGCAACTCGTATGTGACTTCTG